TTTTTGTTCTGTTTTTAGCCGCTTTTGCTGGTTGCGGATGCTGGTGTCCGCGTTTGCCAACGTTTTTTTGCTGCCGCTGCTACTCATCTGTATTTACTCCACTACGTTGAAGGGCCTTATAGCGCCAGTCCATCAGCTCGGTCAGCGTCATGCCGTTCATCTCCGAGGGCGGCCAGTGAAAAATCACTGCGATATCCGCCATCAGGTCGTCCACGGTCAGAACGGGGTCGATGTTTACTCGGCCGATTTCGGTGACAAAAAACCGATCACCTGGCCGGCCAGCGCAATCAGGTCCGGCAGTTCCAGACGGGCGCACTCTTCTTTGGTCAGGTTTGGATAGGTCACGCGCGGCAGGATGGTGATCAGGGCGTCGACGTCGGCGTTGGCCAGCGCCGCCAGACCGATACCGCGCAGGCTACCTGCATTCGGTTTGGTGACCTGTACTTCACGGATCTCGCTGTCGCCACGTTTGATCGGGGTTTCCAGCATTACGGTGTTTTCTGGGGATGCATTCAGTTCCATGGGGGTATCCAATTATTGTCAGAGGAAACAGGGCCAGCACCAAGGCTGGCCATTGAAGTGATAAATTACAGGCCGATAGCGCGGCGGTGGGCCGCCAGCAGATCCACGCCGTCGACTTTTTCGATCATGTTGACGGTATCGATCTCGATCAGCTCTTTGCCGTCGATGCTCAGCTTGAAGTAGGTACAGTCGGTAGAAACCTTGGTCTCGGTGTCTTCGCCTTGTTTGAAGTCGCCGCTGTCGATTTCTTTGTGGCGACCGCGCATGACCACTTCGAGCGCCGATACTTCACCGGTGTCATCGCGCTGGAAAGAACCGGTGAAGCGCAGGGGTACCGCATCGACACGGCCCCATTGCTTCAGCACCAGCTCATCGATGCCGCCCATGGTCCATTCGACCACCAGCGCATCGTCGTCCAGACCGAAGTCCACCGACGCCGCACCGCTCATACCGCCACCGCGGAATTTCTCCAGCTTGCGGGTCAGTTTTGGCAGGGTCATGGCGGAGACCACGCCCATGTAGTTGAAGCCATCGTTAAACAGGTTCAGGTATTTCAGTTTTTTTGGCAGTGCCATGATTCAGGTCTCCTTAGCTGTTCACGGACGCGGCGAAGTTCGCCAGGTAGCGGTCGGTAATGCGCTGACGCAGAGTCAAGTCCTCCAGCGGCGGTACCGGGGTGTAGTCGTAATCGATAAACAGCTTGCCGGCCTTCAGGGTTTCCTTGTCGTTGGCGCTTTCGTCATACCAGCAGTCGCCGTCAATGATCAGCCCGGCGGATTTCAGCTCGCGGAACTTGGCTTTGATGCCGTCGATCATGTCGCGGATCAGCGTTGGCGTCACCGGGCGGTCAACGGCCCACAGATGCGCTTCTGCCATGGTGTCAGCCAATACCTGCGCGGTGCGAGTGTAGTTTTCGAACTGGAATAACGGATCGTCGGAACAGGTGCGTGAGCCCCAGAACTTGAAGCCGTCTTTGCGGATCAGGGTGGTCACACAGCCTTGGTTTAGCAGGTCAGCGTCGGTGCCGACGGTTTGCAGATCCCAAAATACGCTGGCCGAAATACCGCTGACGCCGTTGACGCCGACGTTGGACAGGGTTTTATGCCAACCGGTCTCCTGGTCAATTTTGGCGCGCAGACCGAGTGCCCGAGCAGTGGCGTAAGCGATATCGCTGCTGTTGGTGGTGGTGTTCCAGTTAACAAAGTCCGGCCAGATCAGCATCAGTTCGCGTTGGCTGAAGCCTGCACGGTACTTGATGGCGTCGGAAACGGTTTTACAGCCGTACGCGCTGATATAACCGAAGGCGCGCAGTTGCTGGCAGATGCCGGCCAGCGCGGTAGCAACCTCCAGGTTGTCGTGGCCTGGAACTCCCAGAATACGGGGCTTAACGCCTAGCTCGGCCTGTGCCGCCAGCAAGGCTTTCATGCCGGTGTACTTACCGTTTTCATCGGCGCCGCCAATGATATTGGAAGTGGTTTCGGCCTCGTCTTTGCCTTCCGCCACGCGTACCACGACGGTGACCGGTTTAGCCTGCTCGGCGATTGCCAGCAGCGAGCGTGCCAGGGTACCATTCTTGCCGGCCTTGCCACTGGCGGCCAGAACGTCAGTGATCAACACCGGAGTGTTGAGGGGGAACAGGGTTGCATCGGCATCTTCTGCAGTACAAACCATGCCGATAATTGCCGTCGAGACGGTGGAAATTACGCGGGTGCCTTCATTGATTTCGAGGACACGCACGCCGTGGTGATAATCACCCATAGCATTACTCCGTTTGTGGTTGGTAATAACAGAATGCCCTTCGTGATGGGGTTACGCATCTCATTGGGTATGTATGAGAACTGGTACAACAGCAGGAAAATTAAGATAAAAAAAACGCCCCGGATGGGGCGTTGAGCGTGCGATTATTGCGGTGGCTGCGGCCAGTCGATGTCTGGGGCTGTAGCAGGATCAACCCTGCTAAGCAGAACGCGATAGGTTTTCCAGGCGGTTAATCGCTGTTGCTCCTCTGCACTCGCCATGCCTAACTCGACGGCATCGTTGAGTGTTGCTATTTGAAGCGTGGCCTGTTTAATCAAATCCTGTTTTTTATTCAGTGCTTGTTGCTGCAATTCTGCGTCTGAATACTCCCGAAGCTTAACTTGTGCTCCATCAAATACCCAAAGACCATTAATATCAGCCTGTTCAGGCAGTGTTTCGACTTCTGCAACACTCATATTCTCTGGAAAAAAACCAGATACATCAAAATGCCCATCAGCATTCGGTTTGTTGGAGATTGAGCGAATGATGCCATTCAGGTCATACATTATCTTTATTGTGTCATTGCTAAATTTATTTTGACATTCATACCAATCATCGCCGCTGTCAGATTTTAAGAATAAAACACCATGCGAGGCAGCCAGTAACTTTTGCTCTGTACTTTCAGGTTCTGTCAGAGTGAAGTTTTTTATGTTGTTCATTTTAAACGCTCCAGACGGTAACCCAGTTACCATTAATATGCTTTTGCAGCGGGCGACGGTAAATTACATCTATGTACTCATCTCTATTGTTATTCGCTGCACCAGTCAGTACATAACCTGCGCTATCAAGATATCCCGCGGCATTCCAAGACGCTGCGCTTTCTACATTACCAAGGCGAATATCTCGTACAAAGTTTTGATTAAGGTAGTTAGATAAATATCCGCCCCAAATGCTGCCGTTGATATTACCGTCGGTTTGATAGGCGGAGCTACCAGCAAATAAAGTTTCTCCTGCGCGACATTCTCTGGTGACATATAACTTCCCATCAATATATGCATCGGCACCAACGGAGAAATTTTCATTAGCTCGAACGGTCTTGGCTCCCAAGGTTAATTGACCCTGTTTTTCATTGATAATGCGGACGTCATAATCCGTATTAGTATTGGCGTAATGGAAATCTATATAAGGGGATGCTCCGAACAGTTCGACACCCGCTTTAGCTGTCAATTGACCTGAAATAACCGAGTTACCATTCACCGACAATGATGGAGTGGTCAGCCCTGACTTTGTTTCGATGGCGCCATTGACCGTCAGACCACCGGTTATGGTATCACCACTCTGTTTGACAAACTTGCCATCGGCTTCGGCCTTGCTAAAGGCCCCCACATCCGCCGCCGTAGGTTTATAACCCGTGGTATAAATCCGGGACCATGCCAGCGGTTTCTCTGGGGTGCTGGAGTTGCCGATATAGGCCGTTCCATTATTCTGCACCGCCAAATACCCGCTGGAAGGGCCTCCATCACAAGGGAGATTCAGCACGCCATAGACACCGCCACCAGGCGAGTTTTTTGATGTGCTGTTGACCCGATAAATTTCGCCAAGGTTACTGTAGGTGTCGGCATGATGTCTTGAACCTGCGCCGAGGCCGAAAGCGCCGACCTCCATCAAATTTGTAGCTTCAGTCCCCACATTTCTCGTTGCCGCATTACCCAGTGCGAGATTGCCACGCGCGGCGGCCTTGTTGGTCAGATCCGAAAGGTTATTGGTTTTTTTGAGGCTTGCATCATTAACCGCCTTCACCGCTTTTGGCGTCGCCGCCAGGATCTCGCTGCTGCTGTTGCTGTCGCTGCTCAATTGGGTAAACCCTTTGGTCAGCAGGGTGGCATCCGGGTGGTTACGTGAACGGGCATGTTCGGCGATAGCCGCATCCAGCGTATCGCGGGAAACCAGCACGGCGGTTTTGTCCGCCACGATCACTGCGCTGGCATCACCTTTGACCAATAGGACCATGCGCACTACCTGAGTACGACCGGCACCCTCAGCCAGCAATGGCTTGTAAGTGTCTGGAGTATTGGCCACGGCCACCAGTACGCCATTTTTATCGTACAGCCCCAGTTCACGGATCCACCAGCCGCCGGTATCTTCGGGGATTATCTGCTCGGCGATCAACTGGTTACTGCTGTTGGCGTTAACCTGCAGGGAATTGAGTGCGGCGCGTCGCTTCTCGTTCACCAGTTTGGTTTGGTTTTCGCTGGGCAAAGTGGCTGAACCACCGCCGTCGCCGACCGCCATCTGGGTGATCTCCAGCTTCTGGCCGGTTGCCGCGGCGTTAGCCAGTAGCGCTTTGCCCTGATCGGTGAGCAGGGCGCGGTATTTTGCTGTCATGTCGTTGCTCTCTTCTGTTTGTCGGCCGGATAGTTGAGGCCGCTCTTGTACATCACATACAGGCTCAATCCG